CCCACAACAACACCACTACCATCACCACCACCCCCATTCCACATACCACACTACTTCCTCACTCCACTCATTCTCCTATTATTTACCCTTTAAATTTGTTTTTTATACGCCCATATAAAAAAAACACACATAAACAATAACACCTATCAACATAAAATACCACATATTTTTATTTATTTTATTTATTATTTATTTTAAATATAAAAAAATTATTTTGACTAATTATAAAATTTATTATTTACTCCTTCCTCGTACTGGATCATATTATTATCTCCATCATACTTTCTCTTTTCCCAATATCCATTTTCATCTTCAACATATAATAAATTTCCTCTATTATCATAGACACGAATTGATTATTCTATTATTTCTTCCATATATTTTAATTTTATTTATTATTTATTTAAATATAATAAAATAATTGTGACAAATAATAATCTTAATTTAATTTGTACTTGGGACGAGAATCGAACTCGTACTTCATTTAAGTGAAACAGGATTTTAAGTCCTGCGTGTCTACCAATTCCACCACCCAAGCTTTAATTTAACCCCCTTCCCTATTCAGAATTTAGGGTCGGGGGTCGTTATGAAATACTTTATTATGCTTCTACTACTTCTTGTTTAACCATTTTTGGTCGTCCACGTTTAATTTCAATTCCATTTGCGATTTTACTCAAACGCTCCTGTAATCTTTGTTGACGTGCACTTTCAATTTTAATTGGTCGACCTTTACCAATATAATTCCCAGACATTAAACGTTCTTGTTTTTCCTGTAATGTTTGTTGTCTAACACTACCTTGTACAATTGGACGTCCTGGTTTACGTTTTTCTGGTGTTTCAATTGTTACTTCGATTGTTGGTGTTTCGATCACCTCTACCTCTGCTACTATAGCATCTGTAGTTACTTTTTTCTTTGTTGCCATAACCTTTTTTATTTTTTATTTTTATTATTTATTTAAATATAATTAATTTATTTTGACTATTTATTTCAATAATATTTGTTTTTAATATAAAAATATTCCCAATACCCTAACCAAGATATAATTAATAATAAAATTAGGTAAATTTCCATAATTTATTTATTTTTCTTAGTTAACCAATAATCTACAATAACATATCCCATCCAAAAACATACACAACAATATAAATAAAAGTTCATATTTTTTATTTTAAATATAATATTTTTATTTTGACTAATTAAATACATTAAATAAAAACCTCCAACTACATAAAAGTAGTCGGAGGTAAAAATTAAAAGTATATGAAAAGTTAGTCGTTAGTTTCTATTTCTTTTTTATCAAAAAATTCATCAATCAAATCTTCTACTCCATTTAAACAATTACTTAATACATTACTATCAATATCAATTACATCAATAACAACTTTATTATTATAATCTAAACTAAATTCAGCTGAATCATAATCAACTATATGAGATAAATCTATATTATTTATATTTTTATCTATAAGACTTTCTAACTTAGAATAAAATTTTACTTTATCAATATCTAAACTAGGTTGTTCGTTTTGTAATTGAGTTTCTAAGCTATTTAGAATAGCAATTACATCATCTTTACTGAAGATAGAACTAATTGAGTTCTTAACTGTGATTTTGGTGTTTTTAAATGTCTGTTTCATAACGTTTTTTTAATTATTTATTTATTTAAATATAATAAAATTATTTTGACAAATTAACTATCTTTTTTCCAAGATTTATCTTTTTTATTATACTTAGTTTTATCACCATGATCTTTTTGTTTTATTTTACTACGAATAATTTGAGCTACATGTCGATCTGATAAACCATTTAAAATATTGGTTTGTGGTTGTTTTTTTATAACTTTTTATTTTAAATATATAAAAATTATTTTGACTACTCGTAATCCTCACGAGCTATATTAATAACTTTAGGAAAACGTGGTTTACCATCTGGTGTTAATTCAAAATATTTAACTGTGGCTGTTTTTCCTATTAAATTTTCTCTATTATTCCATAATTCTTCTAAATATTCATGAGTTCCATTTACTGCTGAATCGAATCCATCAAATACTAATTTACCTACTTTACCTGATAATTTACCTAATCCTTCTTCAAATCCAATGATAGTAAATTCTTTATCAAAAAATGTTTTATGTTTAAGTAAATATTTAGAACGTTTATTTTCATATGGAGCATCTACTCTTAATATTTGACCTTCATAACCTCCTTCCATATAATCATAATAATATGATGATAAATCATTTAAATTATCGATCTGATCTGTTTGTACTTTTACACAACATTCAGGTAAATTTAATTTTGATAATTCTTTAAATCGTTTTATAAATGACTCATCAGTACTAGGTAAATCATATACATAATATTTAATATATTTTTTACTTAGTACTAAATCTTCTGGTTCTGGTTTAGTTTTTCTAACACAAGAAATAATTGTATTAAAATCTGCTACATCTTTCTCAGCATATAATTCTCCATCTAAAATTAGATCAGGATTTTCTTCAAAAAATGAAATTAACGATTCAAAAATATGTGGGGCAGATATAATTTGTTTTCCATTTCTAGACCACATACCATCATTTCTAATAATACACCTAATACCATCTAATTTAGGTTGTGAAAAAATAGGAAATTTAATTTTATCTTTATAATCATTATAATCATGAGCTAACATTGGTTTAAAATAGATAGGTGTATCTATATCTTCAATATTCTCCCAATAACCTAATGCTTTTTTCTTATCAAACATTGCTTTAGCTTCGGCTTCAGCTTGTTGTGTTGATGTGGTCGCGTTTTTCTTACCTACGTTTTTGGTTTCACAACAAGTCCATTCTGAAGTAATTTTGAGTCCATCTAAGTAACCCGATATAGTTCTAAAACAATGATGTTGAGTTTCTATAGTCCAAGTAGATACTTTACCTGTAACAGATCTTTTATATAAAAGTGGATATTTCATAAATTAATATTATAATATTTAATGTAAAGAGCTTGTTGACGAATACCATATTTTCTTGTTAAAAAATTAGCTGGCCCATCCTCATTAATTACATAAAAAACAGAACTTGCCATTTTTTTACCATCAAATTCTCTTGTTCTACCTCTGATTAATCCTGTTTCTGGATTTGTTAATTGTAAAATCGCACGAGATAATTCTAGATCCGTTTCACATTTGTTTACTAATTCAAATTTTTCTAATTCTGACATAATTTTTATTTAATTAAATATAATAATTTTATTTTGACAACTTTTCTAATAATTCAATAATTTTATCTAATTTTTTTATTTCAATAGCGCTAAGATGTTTTTGTAATTGTTCAATCTCAATTTTAGATTCAACATTAACTTTATAATCTTCATCAGCGTGTTTTCTATCACGTTCACTTTGTCTATTTTGAGACATCATAATAATAGGTGCTGCATAAGCAGCCTGAGTAGAAAATACAAGATTTAATAATATAAATGGGTATGGATCCCAATGATAACAAAACGCAACAAAATTTAATATCATCCAAATAGCAACAACAATTGTTTGCCAAATTATAAATCGCCACGAACCCATTCCATTAGCTACTTTATCTGCTAATCGTTGCCCGTATGTTAATGATTCTTCTAATTCAGCGTGCCAGTTTTTGGGTTGTTTTTTCATAGTTGAGTTTTGAATATAAATATTTAGTTTATCATTTTCATAACTTAACTCAGATATTCGTTTTAGTAATGGAGTTAAATCACCTATTCGTTCCATCGTTTTTCTTCCTCATTATATTTTTCATAACGTTCTCTACTTTGCTCACTAAATACTTCAGCGTTTTTAGTATTCCATATAAAAACACTTCGTATAAAAGTATCAAATGTATCTTTTGATACACTAAGTATACTTGATGGATATTTAGGATTTAATACAGATGTTAATGATTTAACTTCAAGTTTAATTTTATTATATTTAGCAGGACCAATTACCTTGAACCATTTAACTTGAATTCTATCATATTTTGATGTACCATATTTGATATTAATAGTATGTAAATGTTCTTTTAATCTATATTTACGTTTATTATCTTTATCAAGATCCCAATCACACTCATCAAAGTTTTTAATCATACATTCAAAACCTGGTTGTTTGTATTCGGTAATATTTTCATCATCAATTTCATTCTTTAGTTTAGTAATTGAATCTTCAATTTTATGTTGTTCATTATAAAATTCACTTAAAGGATTCTTAATATTTTTATATTTAATTAATAAAATATGTACTATAAAATTTTGTATTGTTTTAAAATTCTCAGCAACTTTACCTAATAAACTTAAATATAATAAATGTTCTAAATGCTCTTCTCTTGCTATTGAACTATACCAATTTAATTCACAATAATAAGAGTAATCTTTATAATTTTGACGTATATAAATGTCTAGAAGATTACTATCTATTTTAGATAAAATCCTAATTCTATTAGAGTCTACTTTAACATCTTTTAAATCTATGTTTAGATTAGTATTAAACCATTCTAAAGCGAATTGATTTAATTTAAGTAAAGCAGGTTCAAAGACATTACATTCATAATTAATTAACTCAATATTATGTAATTCTAATTGTTTTTCTAATTGTTGTAACTGTTGTTCTTTCATATTTTTATTTTAAATATAATAAAATTATTTTGACAATTTTTATTTTTTTGTTATTATAACTCAATTTTGTTTATCCAGCTTTTGAGGGCTTGGAGTTGGTCTGGTAATAATACATTATACAAAACTCCATTTTCGTTTACCATCCCTAATAAATCACCATCATAAGAAAAATACGAACCATCTTCAAATTCTAATCTTGTCAGTTCTTTCTTTTGTTTTAAATTAGGTACTTGGCGAACCTTAAAGCCGGTTAAATTTGTAATATTACCAGCATCATCCCATTCTTTCGTAATCGGGTTTAAGCATTGCCATTTAACATCCAACTCCTTCACCACTTCCCTCTTTTGCTTTAATGTGGCGACTTGCTCTAAAATGCCATTCTTTTCGTAGCAAATATATTCGTTAACCTCTATCTCATCCCCCCTAACCTCTGTTCCGTCAGGTAGGTAGTCGGTGAGGAGAATGTCAGGGTGTTGTTCTTTGAACTTCTTCCATTCATAATTGTTAGCAATTATTACACCATTGTCTGCTTGATACGGGTTATCAGCCACGAGCCATGTCTGCCCGTCCCGGTTATTTGCTGTGTATGTTTCTGCTAATAACTTTTTACTATCTTCTGTTTTCATCTTTTAAATAGGTTAATTTGTTCAATGCAAGGCCGGCTTCCAAAAGGCCAAATACGTCAAAGTGCCGGGATATAAGGTCAATGAATTTACTATATTCAAGTTTGCCTGATTTTATACCTAAAACCAATAAATCTTGTGGGCTAAGAGTTGAAATTATCTCGTTATTCATATATGTAAAAACACTGTGTTAAATGATATATGTTCATATTGTTAATATATAAATTTATCTTTCATATTAAGCCAACTAGAATATAAATCATTATAAATACTATATAACAATTTATCATCATTAATAAGATTAAATTTGTATTTATTTTTAAATAATAATAGATAATTATAAGCATTATCAACTTGTTGATAATTAATACACGACTCTATTACGCGTTTTGTTTTTAATGTATCTTCTATTAAACTCATAACTTTTTTATTTAATTAAATATAATAAAATTATTTTGACATCCAAAATAAAATTAATATAAAGCGATATAAAACATTATATTCCAAATCGTGGTAGAGTGCCTAATCCCATTATAGGACTGTTTATATAACCGTATTTAATTGGATATTCGATTATTTGTTTCATAGCAACCAATTTATAAACATAACTACCTGTTTCTGGATTTAATTTAAGTAAAAAATAACTATGTTGTTGTTGGGTGCGTAATGCTTTTCTAATTTTACCATCACCATCATTATATGCTGCTGCCACTAACGTCCAATCATTAAATTCATGGTGTAAATCTCTTAAATATTTACACGCCGCTACTGTTGATTTATGTAAATTATATCTATCATCATTACCTCGTCTTACTTTAAGTCCAAGTAAACGAGCTGTACCAGGCATTAGTTGCCAAGGACCAGCAGCACCTACTTTACTTACTCCATCACCAAATCCTGACTCAACTAAAGGCATATATTTAAAATCATCAGGTATTCCATATTGTTTTAATATTGGTTCTATAATTGGAAACATTTTAACTGCTTTACGTTGTAAAATATAAGAACCTATATTACAGTATTTATAATTTTTTAATGAGTGAGTTAATTTTTTATCAACATAGTGATTAAGAGTAGGAACTTCATCATTAGCAAATTCATAAAACTGTATTGATTTTATTTGTCGATTATCTTTGTGATCTAATATTGAAGTCCCAATAAATAAAAAAACAAGTGTTAATAATGTTTTCATTATATTAAATTTAAGTTAAATAAAAAAACCATTAGTTGTCTAATGGTTCATGAACTTTATATTCATGTATAAATATGTAATAATAATGTTTATCTTTGCTTATCATCTAAATAAGACAGAGCAAGGAATAAAACCATTAATATTATTATAGCGATATGAAACATAATTATTTCTTTATTTTATAGTTTTTGTATTTCAAGTAATAACTCAGTAATTTCATTTTCATCACACCATCCAATAATATCATCTGTTATAGGTGTATTATAACATAATGAATCATCTTTTAATACAGCTAATTCATATAATCCCTCAGGACCACCATAGCTATAATCATGTCTAATAATACTAGCTCCATAACCATTTGGAAATTGAACTATTGCTTTTATTCCGTTTAGAAAGGAATCAGTAGCGTGAAATTCTAAATCTTTAAATTTTTTCATTTTTTTTTTATTTATTTAAATATAATAAAATTATTATGACAAATCATTCGATTACTTTGAATTTATCGATGTTGGTTTAATAGTAGTAGTTATTCACTACTACTACTCATCACCTAAATGATTATTTATTTTCTAATTGATATAAAAATGCTCTCTCGTCGTCAGGTAATGTTGATTTATCAACAGTTGCCATTGTATGTAATATTGTTTGACGAATTGCTTCTTTTTCTGTTGAGTCTTTAGTCTGTTTATACTCTAACTCATACTTATTTAGTTCAAGTGCTTTACCATCTACATATGATTGTGATTGATGATATACTGCTGTGTGAGCATTTTCAATTCTTACTCCCCAGAACCTAATACCGAATATTTCAAATTCATTAGCAGCAAATGTTAATACTACTAATCCTACTACTATTGCTAGTCCTACTAATACTTGTTTCATTATTACAATAATTTAAATGGTGATACAATAACTCGTGGTTCAACGTATACTGGGTGTGGTGTGCCTGATGAGTCTACCATCATTAACCAAGTACCTTCACTTGAAGCAGGCATATATAGTCCATTTGGTTCTGCTTGAGGTAGTGTGATATTCCCATGTTCAGGAGTTTCATCATACTTAGCAACTCTCTCAGGATTACTATATTGTGTTGCGTATGGAAATCCATAACCAATACATTTACCAAAGTAAACTAATTTACCTGACATTTCATTATAAAGATAAGCATAAGTAATTAGTTTTTCATTATCCCTAGCTTCATAAATTGCTTTTAGTTCTTTTTTCTCTTGAAAATTTACAATACCTGGCATACCAACCTGGCGTTGCATGTCTTTAAGAGATTGTTCTTGTTCCTTAGAAACTTTTTGGTCTACAGTTTGATTACTTTCTGGAATATTACAACTTGCAAACATTAATGACACTAATGTCATTCCTAATAATAGTTTTTTCATTTGTTTTTAAATTTGTTTTTTTATTTATTTAAATATAATAAAATTATTTTGACAATTTTTTAGTTCTTCCTCGCTTACGTTTTGGTAGTAATGCTTTTTCAGCCGCTAACGCTAATTTAATTGCTTTTAATTCAGGATCCATAGCTGGGCGTCCTCGTTTACCTCCTGTTGCTACTCTAACTGGTTTTGGATTTAATAATTTAGGTCTTCCTTTACCACGCCCTGATGATATTTTCTTTTTTGATTCTCTCAATTCGCGTTCTTCATCACTTAATTTAGGTCTACCTTTTTTACCTCCAGAACGTAATGTTTTTTCATCTTTATTTTTATATTTTAATGCTCGTTCTGCTTTAATTTCATCACTTAATTGAGTACCCTCATCCATTTTACGAATGGTTTTAGTGTGTTTAATTACAACAGGATGTAATATTATTTCATCTAAATTATAATTATAAACACCTCCATCAGGACCATATACTTCAAAACCACCATCAGGAAAATGTTTATTTTCACCGGGTTCGAATCTATTTCTTACAAAAAATTGTAATCGTTTTTCATAAAAAAACTTGGCAGGAATAACACATTGTTGTTTATTATATGCTATTAATTCAGGTTCAACATCGTCATAATAAGCGATATCACCATACTGTTCACCACGTATGATAAGTGGTTTGTGTTTTAACTCCATAACTTTTTATTTTAAATATAAAAAAATTATTTTGACTAATTTAAAATACTAAATTTAGTATCTAAAATTAACTCAGATATTAATTCTTGTTCGTATTCTGAATTGAACTTAAATTCTTTATCAATAACTTCTATTATATGTTTGCCGTCAGAGATACCACGTAACACTAATAATGTTACTAATTCTTGAATTGATAAGTATTTAATTTGAAATTCTGTATTTGATACCATATTTTTTATTTAATTAAATATAAAAAAATTATTTTGACAACCCAAAAATATTAAACCAACATGGCTTAACATAAATATAAATTAATCAAATAATGTTTTATTATTTTTAATTAAAACATATATAATACAAACAAAAGGAATTGTCACTCCTATAATACCTAATAATGTAGTTATATTAATATTCATCATCATCCTCCCAAATATCATCAAAATCATCTGAATCTGTTATGAAACCATCTATAGACATTAATTCGTCTATATAGTCTTCTAAGCCATAAGCTAACTCAGCTAAATTAAAATTAGATGTTGTACCCTCATTTTCTTTAGCTATTTCCAATGCTGATTGTAAGTGAGAAAGTAATTTATCGTAATCTGTTTTCATTTGTTTATTTATTGTTATTATATAACCATTTTAAATATTGAAATATTTTTATCATTATAAAAATGAATCCAAACACACCAATAGATAATCCTATTAATAATATTGCTTCTAATATTTTAATTATTAAATTCATAATTAATATTTTAAATATAAAAAAATTATTTTGACTATTTTATATCCTCTAAAGATAATCCTGATTTTTTTCTTATATCATCTATTGTAGTGATATATTGTATATAATGTTTATCACTTACCTCTTCTGAATTAGGCATTATAAAACCTAATATAATTTCTTCACCGTATTTAATTACTTTCCAGCAATATTCAGGTATAGTTATTAAATCATCTATTTTACCTTTATCACCAAAAGCACCACACCATATCTCTACTTTCTTACTCTCTTTAGCTAAATTCCTTGTAATTTCTTCTAATTTTTTCCAAGTTATTCTATTTAAGTTTGGGTGTTGTGGTGTCATATTAGTATAATAAAATGACTCATCTTCAGCTTGTTCTGAGAATTCATTATCTTTAGCTGGGCAATTATGTCCTCTATCGTATTCATCACTAGTCCATACTTGCTGTATATCTTCATTTAAAGTTGGATCAGCTTTAAAACTAGTACCTCTAGTTACTGATGTAGAACCTTCAATTAATTCTTGATTCGCCTCTACCCAATTAACTAATATAGGATAATGTAAATCTATGTCGTAAATAAGATTATAATTACTATGTTTAATTTTTATTTGACGTGATTCATATTTGGACGTATGTGGTATTTGGGATGAATTTTTTCTCATTGTGTAATAATAATAATTGTTTCCAATTATAATTATAACGATTTTCAAAATGAGGGTTATCTTTTAAATTAGGAAAATCACCTCCCCACGTCATTCCATGTTTTTTCATTATTTCAACTACTTTCATCCAATTAGGACCTACAGTATTATCATCCTTACCATCAGTAATCATAGCAAAATCAAATGCAAGTCCATAATTATGGTATGATTCTCCAGCAGGAGCATTTGTTACTATAGGTCCTGGTGCTGTACGTCCTTGAGCATATAATGCATTTGATTCATCAAATGTTCTTAATCCTTGAATTACTACTATTTTAGTATTAGACGGCATTGCCGCTTGAGCCTCAGTCCAAGCATCGATTGCTGATTGTCTGAATTTAGGATGTAATGTGTTTAAATTATTTAGTGATCTCTGATCCATCTGTATAAAAATTTATAATTTCTTTGTAATATTCCTCTTTTAAATTACGAACTGCTAGTTTTGCTCTGGCAATACCTATTTTAAAAAGAGTATTATCATTATCATTATTTAGTAATGGAGTTGAATCAATAGTTTTGATTATTTCATCAAAAATTTCAAAACCAAAATACTTATCATTTAATTTTTCGTACTTATCCATATTAGAATTTTTTAGCAATATTAATTATTGTTTGTTCGTCTTCTTTACTTAATCTATTCCATTTATGATGGAGTTTATTTAAAGCTTCTTCAAATTCTATTTCAAAAATTCCGGGTAAATAAATTTCATCATAAAATAAAAAATTATCTTTTTTTAACAATCCAATTAGTTCTTCTTTTTCACTATGATCTAATTCATCATAAAATTCATCTACAGTGATATAAACATCTACGTCTACATATACATCTTGTTTAAAATATGGCATAATTTTTGTTTTAAATATAATCTAATAATAATTCTTCGCCTTTACAAAGAAATTCTAACATTTTAAATTGTTCATTATGATCTAATGGTTTTGCATCATCGTATGATGAAGACCATTTTAATTGACCTCCATTATATAATCCAGCATAATATTCAAGATTAGAATTCATAACTACAAACCAATTTCTTTTTTGGTATTTTATTTTCATAACTTTTAAATATAATAAAATTATTTTGACTAATCCCACCAAGTGTATAACCAGGTTTCTAAATATCTGTATAATAACTTATGAGCTCGTTTTTGATTTTCTTCTACTATCATGTAAGCAATGTCATGTTTATTTAGATCAGGATATTTTTTTACTATATTTTTATATATTCGAGGATATTTTTTAAAATAGTCTTCTAAATTATCTGATAGTTGTTTTATTTCCATCTTGAGATATTTTTCTCCTTCTACTGGAATAAAATCAAATTTAGACTCTTCATAATCGTATTTTTCTAAAGCATAATACTCATCAGATACTTTAGTCATTAAGTTATATGCTAGAAGCATTCGTTCAGCATCTCTGCTAGCATTTAAATGATTACCTCTTTTTCCTATAAACTCACCTTGAATTTTTATTTTGAATCTTAAGATATCATAAATGTATCTATGATCCCAATTTCTATCTTTCCAAATAATAGGGAACCATTTAATAAGGTTTTTTATTCCTTGGTAAATATCTGTGTGGATATATCTTCCTTCAAATTTCCACCATAACAATAATCTTTTCATAATTTTTAAATATAAAAAAAAGATTTATACTCTCCTAATAAGTTTCTACTTTTACTTACTTCTTCAATGAATTCTTCAGCTTTTTCATAACTATCAAATTTCATATAACCACTACCAGCATAACTTTCAGAAGTAAAATATTTCCATCCTAATGTTATACCTAAAAAAGTAATTCTTTTTTGAACATATATAGAAGAAACAGTACATACTTTTTTATTTACAGAACTTATAAAGGTATTTACTACTTCAACTACTCTATAATTTGGATATTTATACTTTTTCATTTTTACTTACTTTTGATTTAACTTCTTTTAGTATGTCTATTAATTCATCTATATCATCAAAGGCCCAACGTTCCGTCTTAATATAAAAATAATAATTCTTTTCATCAGTTTTTTCATCATATAATCCAAATAATACAGGTTCTACTATGATTGATAATTGTTGTACTGAATCTGATTCGTTATCATTACAATCAGGTTCTTGAACATACTCAAATATTGCTCTATTTAATAGTGTTGCTATATCTGCCATATATTTATTTTTATCTAATTTCGTATCCTAATAAAATACCTACTAAATATCCTATTGTATAAATTACTAATCCAGGCCAATCGGTCCAGAAAAATATTCCTGTCCCAATTATAAAATAAGATAATCCTAATAGATATTTTTTCATAACTTTTTATTTAATTAAATATAAAAAATTTATTTTGACAAATTACAATATTTCTACTTCTTTATTTTTAAAATCTACTTCCAACTCAATTGGTTTATTAGTAGGATTATATGATTCAGTACATGTACTAGCATTAACGTAATAAGTATCATTTTTATATTCAGTACCATATCCTTGATGAATATGACCAAAACAATGAATAAGAGGTTTTACTCGCAGTATATGATAATCTAAATCAGCACATCCCACAAACTCATTAGTATAATGAACATAGTCTAAAGTATATTTAGGAGGTCCATGAGTAATAACAATATCAGTATTAATCGGTATCTCATTCCAGTATTTAGCTATATTATCTCCTCTATGCTCGTTAAATGCCCACGCATCGCCATGAAACCAAGGAGTAATAGGTGATCCCCAAATATTAATTCCCTGTATACTTATACTAGTATTTTGTAAATAATATACTCCGTAATCGTATAACTTGAGTTCATTTAAAATATTACTAAGCCATAACGGTTTTTGATAAGACTCTCCAAATTTAGGATCAAAAGATCTGTCATGATTACCTGCTACAAATACTACTCCGTGAGTATACTTTGGTCTAACTATGTTTACTAACCAATCAACAAAATTTTCTACTTGATTTCTTTCTCCTATATTACTAATATCTCCAGAATGGATAAGTAAATCTCCTACATTTAGAGGGTGAGTCATTTTTTCATGTAATCCGTGAGTGTCTGATATAAAATCAATTTTCATACTTTAAATATATGAAAAATATTTTGACTACCAAAATTTCCACCAAGATTTTTTAATCTTAGGTTTTTCTAATATTAAAGCGTGGTTGAATAACTTATTTATTTTATTATATATTATACTGCGTTGTTTTTTATTAAATTTATTAATATTAACTTGTATAATAATAGGTACTTCTATAACTTCTTCGTTTTCTTGTATTTGTATGTTAGTGTAGACCATCAAATAATCTTTATCCTTAAATTTAGTTTGATAGATCATAACAATAAATATTATTATGATTTTTCTCTTATAAATTTTTTAAACTTGTTGGGTGATTTTTCTTGTTCTAGTTTTTTTATCTAATATTTTTTGAATATCAGCACACACTTCATATGCTTCTATTTTAATAAGATCATCCATACAATTCTTTAGTAATTCTTTGTATTGAGATTTTCAATACTAAATAACATACTACTAGCGTTTTTGAATGTAATATCAAATATATCTACTTTATCTTTATTCTTTTTACAAGCATTAACAACACATTTAGCCATTTTAAGAACTAAATCAGGATCATGGCTCTTTAATAAAGAATAAAATTCATTTTGATTTTTTAATAACAAACAATGACAAGCCATAATTATATTATTTACGACATCGCTTCCTGTCCTACAATATGTACACCCACATTTGAACCAGTAGTACCTGTAGTTATAGCTACAGTTAATATATCAGGTAAATTACCTCTAATAGTATTATATAATGGGAAGAAGTTGGATAAATCAATTTGTTGAATTCCAGAACCACCAGCAGGTGCTACGAAAGCATATACTACTTCACCACTACCTGTTGCTAAACTAGTTGCACTTACATCTCTATTAGCAAATGAATAATTAGAACCTAAAGTAGTTAATGTTTGAAAATTTGAACCTGATAATACCACTGGATTATTAGGTACACTAGATATAAGTTCTACAGTACATAAACTATCAGATGATAAAATCATAGTTTGAGGTAATATTTGACCTCTATTAATTAATCCAATAGTGAAATTAGCACCATTAGAAGCAGATGCTGCTATAGGTAATCCTGTTACTACATCTACAAAATTAAGTGTATTAGCAGTACTACCAGTAATACGAGCTACTGAACCTGTTACACCTACACCACTACCACTAATAAAATATACTCCTCTACCTAACCATTGGTTTGTTGTCCAGTTTGGTGAACTACCAGATACAGTAAAGCTTGTTGCTGTCGAAGCACTTACAACACCAGTATATTCTTGAGTACCCATTACACGATTTTGAATAGATAATACTGGATATCGAGTTGAACCTGATGGTACAAATCTACGAGGAACAGATGGGTTCATACCATATGAGTAAGTAAAACCACGTTGTGCATCACGACCACCTTCTACTATTACTGATACACCAAAATGATAGAATGTAGTACCTGAAGCTACAGAACCACTATTTCTTAATTCATATCTAACAGGTAAGTTACCTGTACGTGCCCAAGGGCTATTAGCTATATTAGCTGTATTAAAAGTATGCAACACATACTGCTCACTATTCATAGTCACACCAAAACGAATAGTACCTGCACCATACCAAGCATATTCAATCCAAATCATTTGAACATTACTCCAATTTATAGCTTGAGCTGTTCCTTGATCACCATTCCATGCTGGAAGAGGTACTCTAGTTACTAAAGGTAAAGAACCAGAAACACCAGCATCTGAACGTAAACAAACATACATACCAGCTGCATTACTAGCTGATGGAGAACCTTGCTCAAAGAAAGCACCATTAGAATCATCAAAGAAACCAACTCGCTGAAATTGATTATTAATAGCACCACCAAAGTTTATATTAGCAGCCATATACATTGTTTTACCTGGTTGGTAACGATGATATGGGCGAGATTGGCGAATACATAAATCATATGAACCTGTACCTACAGTCATAGCAACACCACCTAAACTAGGTAATTGTTGTATTGTAGCGGTTCCACCGCTACCTGAAGTATATGTTAATGATTCCCAACGAAGAGGTTGTGAACCATATTCAAAGTCGGCTTCATATACGTTTTGATGTATAGTTACTTTTTGACGACCAAAGTTATCACTGGTTTTTTCAGATGGTTGAGAATGAAGAATGTAACCACCATCTGAACCGTAGGTGGCACTATAAAGTTCATTTGCTATATTAGGACCGAATTGCATATGTTATGTTGTTTAGGTATAAATATTGATGGTATTTAAAAGCTAACAGGGAAGGATTCGAACCTTCAAGCGGTGATTTATTATCTCATTATCCGCGCCCAATAGACAATTGGGTATGTTTGCCAAAGCTGAGTTAGCTAGTTCCACCACCTGTTATTCTTGATTAGATGTAGACTACATCATATATAGGAGATTCTGATGCTGCTTTCACTTCAAAATCTTTTTCATGAAGATCAGTTAAATATTTAGTAATTTTAACTTCAGCTTCAGTCACTGACATTGAATCCACTAAATATAATATATTTTGTTTTTTGGTTTTACCTTTATCGTCTTCTGTTGTAAATTGTACTTTAACTTGAAAAAATTTTACCATGTGTTTTTATTTTTATTAATATAATAATTTATTTTGATTAATCCAAACTTATACCTAAAGCTTTTAAATTTTCTAAAGATTCATCATCTAAATCCCATTCAAATGCTTTAGCTTTAACTTGAGTACTATCTTCAATATGTCTAATTTCATCTGGTGTTAGTGGGTCTGCCACAAATAGAAAATAACAATTATAACATAATAATTCTAAATTATCTATTAAATAATTAGATTTATTTCCATCTTTAAAATTTAATAATGTTGGAGTTTTATAATCAGTTACTCTACGTTCGTTACAACCACATTTATAACATTCATCTCTTAAATATCCTTCTGCTATTCCTCTTGTTTTTATTTTAGATGGAGTAAACGATTCATAACCTACACCTTCTTCAAATATAATTTTAACATTTGGTTCTCTTCGTTTGTTAGGTAAAAACTTAGGAACTCCAGTTCCACTTTGATTTTTATGAACTTCAAATAATGTAGGTGAATTAGGATCATTATCATCCACTTTAAACATTTTAAAATAAGGTTTAACGTGTTGATAAGAGCATTTGAGATACCGCGCAGCAGCTCTAACCGATTTCGTATATTGCATTGCTCGCAATAAATCTGTTTTAGTATATATTTTAGCTGCTGGCATTATTTAATATGTTTTAACATATGAATTATATTCCATAAATCCATAGGTGAATTTAAAATTAATGGATTGCCATTTACATCTTCAAGTTCATTAACGGTACCATCTGGATCTATTCTTTCATATAGATAAAAATAAATTAATTCAGAGGCTTCTTTTCCAAAATGTAATAAAAATAAATTATCTATAGCTTCATAAAACGTTTCGTCATAACTAGTTAAATCAATATTTAAATCAGTTTCTACAAGTACAGATCTAATATTTGCTTTATCTAAAGCGTTTATTATTTTTTCAAATAATTCTCTATTTATGTCGTCTTCGTTTTTTCTTTTACGTTTTAGAGTTAAATCAGTACCTATTATTGTTTCAAGAGATTTTTTAATCCCTTGAACATGTTTATCTTTATCATCCATAATATTATAAATTATTTATCAAATCTCTACATTCAATACAAGCATCATAATCTTCTTTTTTAAGATAATATTGCATTACTGTTTCGAGTGATGATTTGAATTTATCTTCTGTTATGTTAATATAAAAACCAGAATTTGCTATTTCAAATAAAGATATAGATTTCTTTTTATTTTTTACAGCAGTTTTTATAGCCTTAATTGTTTGTTGCATAACTGTTTCTTTTACTTCAGGTATTTCTTGAAGTTGGTTATAACTAGCACCATACTGAATATTAACTCTAAGTACTGGTACCTGATATTTCATATTATATTTATTGAGTCTTTTCTGTTTCTTCTTCGGAACCGCCATTGTTTGATAATGCATTTTTAATTAATAATCGAATATCTGCAATAGGAATTAAAAATCCAATTACGTTTGCGTAAGGAACATCAGTGTCTTGAGATACTGTTAAATTATATTGTTCTAAACCTTTATTTAGTTTAGATTGTATTTTTTGTGTTGCTGCTGCTTTAGCATCACCTTCTAATGTTTCTGGTAATACAAATTGTACTTTAATCCCTTTTTTTGAAGGATTTTTATTTACATCTATAACAAGTTTAGATTTTACGTCAGCCATTGTAGTATATTGTTTATATATAAATATGTTAAGTAATTAAAAAATCTCAAATTCAATTTCAGTATCTCCAAATCCCCATGATTCATTATTTTCTGTTTTCTTTTGATATACTATAGCACGATAAGGATCATTAGTTATTTTATTTATACCATCTAAAAATCCACCTCCACCTTTACCATGATTAATATGAAATAATGCAGGACTATATATTGCTTTTAAACCAAAACCATGCATTACTGATTTTTTCTGTATATTAGTATCAGCATATAATGAATATATTAATTCTTCTTCAAATCCACGAATTGTATTCCATATTTCATGTGATGCAATTTGATAATCACCACAACAATTAATCATACTATAGTCATCGCCATTTACAGTTGTTTCTTCGAAGTAACGTTCTTCTGAAGTAGTAATTAAATGTTCTCTTAATGATTTCCATTCTGCAAATGGTACTTCACCATTATGAAATGCTCTAATAGTATCCCAATCAGTATGTCTTCTACTAATAGTATAAAAAGTTTTAGAATCTAAATTATTAAGTGTATTCTCTAATTCATCACGTTTAGGATGAATAATATCAATATTAGTTGAAACTAACCAATCACCAGTTGCCCTTCTTAAACCAATGTTACGAGCTAATACTTCACAACATTTTTGAGCATTAGAATCATAATTAGTTAACATAGATGCTATTTCAGGAGTAATAACAATATGTTTAAAATTACCTTTAAAATTAATATTATTTTTAATATCATAAAGTAAACTATGAGTTTCACTATTCCAATCTACATAAATTACTTCATCGTAAGTATCTATTGCTGAATTGAAACAATATGTTGCTCTTTCATTTAAATGTCCACCGTATCCATCATTTCGGGATACTATAACTGCTGATATTTTCATTATTTAAAACTATTAAAGTAAATTTCTAAGAATTTTTGTGTTTGTTCTGGGATATAATCGTTGCTGATATAGGGGTTTATAGTAAAATCTAATGTATTTCTATAACCAATAATTTCTTTTTCTAAATTAACAATTAAATCTTGAACGTTTCTATCTTGATAAACAGATGCTCTATTATAAATTAATCGGTCAGATCCAATAATATTTTGAGTGTAATAACCACCCCAAATGTCATCCATTCTACCTACATAAGGCCATACTGCATAGTGTTTTAAGGCATCTCTATGAATAAATGTATTTTGAGAATTAAATGGTGAAGGAACGTCTGCTGCAAATGGTCCTGTAATATTAAATTTACAAATTGGTTTTTGAGTTAATCTACACATTGCATCAATATCAGGATCACCATCCCATAAATCAGCTTGAATTAATGGTACAATTGTTCTCTTACCCTTATATTCAACTCTATTTCTATAAGGTAAAAAATCAATTGGGTAACCTCTATGCCATAAATTAGGATAATTAGTTACGGATAATGGATCAAATACTGAATGTTCTGGTGAATAATAATCAACTTCTACATGTTTACCAATATATAAATTAGTTCCCCAGTTATCATATGGGATATTATCATCATCAACTGTAGCTACTATTTCAGCACCATTATTATAAGCATAAACGAATCCAATATTACGACGTTGAATTGTTTTCCAACCAATAGTCTCACTTAATTCAGGGTATAATTCTGTTTGTCTGTCTGGGTGTAGGTACTCTACATATGGATGGTAGGTTTTTTCTAGTTCTTTATAAGCTTCATGTGGTGTTTTAGTATCACCAACAATTACAAATACCCACTTATTATATACTGCTATTTCAGCAAATCTATGAGTTGCTACTGTTGGTTGATTGATTGTTGTTGTAACTATATATCTTTTCATTTGTGTGTTTTTATCCATTGTTCAATATAATAAGGAAATTTCGATTCTACAACCTGTCTTTGATTTTCTATTTTATTTAATGAAAGTAAATCTTTGTAATAATCTGCAAAGTTACCTTTATCTTCTTTATTTGGATGATATTCAAATATAATTTGATTTCTTAAAACATATTCTTTAATATCAATACCATTTTTAACAGCTATATCTGAAACTAACATACTGTAATAATCCCAAGGACCATATCCTTTCCAATCATCAGGTATTGGAATTAACTCCATAAAGTCTTTACTATATAAGTCAAACCACCCAGCATATTTAAAATGAGTTGTTTGTTGTAAATTTGGTTCACCTAATACTCGGGATTGTATTTCAAATATATCTGATTTATTCCAATCACTGTAAGGTACCTGTTGATAATTTTCATTTACTAATTCATCCCATGTCCAATCCCATAATTTATGTATTTCTGGGATGATAATGAAATGTTTATCTTTAATTTGTTTAGCTGCCTCTATAATATAAAATAGAGTATGTTCATGAAACCACATATCAGGACAAATTGACATGTAATAATCAATTTTAGGGTCCATTTGTATTTTTTCTAAATCTAAATGTCCCCACAATTCATCTCCCTCGTATATAGTAACGTTTACATCTTCAGCCCAATCTAGCATCTTAAGATTAGCATTAAATTTATTAATGAAATATTCTTTAGGTAATTTAGATTCGTTCCAATTAATAATATGAGATGATAAATTTAACCCAATATGAAAGTAAATTTTATCATCAGACAAATGTTGCGATGCTTTTTTAAGTTGCATAAATTGAAGTAGAGCATAGTCTACTTCCCAAGGCATATAATGTATCTTTATTTTAACGTTCATTTTAACTTATTATATACTTGTTTAATTCCTTCTCTAAGCCCAATAAATTTTATTGGTAAAGTACTTCTATACTTAGACATGTATTCGCTAATACCTTCTTCCTGTATCACAATAGGAACCTTATAGTCGGATAGGAAATTAATTTCATTTTCTGCTATGTGAGCTAAAGTATCAGTCCAAATATTATAAACACAATCAAATTCTTTAGGAGGGTTTTCCTCGTTAATATAATACTCTACTACTTTAATTAAATCCTGCATATAAAAGAAATCCATTGCTTTATCTTGGTGAATTTGTATTGGTTCCTTTGCTATGTACCTTTTAATACTAGCCTTAATAAATCTAGTATCTAATTCATTTTCATCAAATACTCCAAAGATTTTAATATTATAAAAGTTATCTTGATTTAAAATAGATTTAGCAATAACCTTTTTACTATATCCATAAGGTTCTTTAGGCATATAAGTTTCAGCTCCAGATCCAAAATGAATTAATCTAGTATAGTGTTTACGAAACTGTAACAGATTATAGTACATTATTAAGTTTTTATCCATTACATTCCAACCATCTTCTTTTAATCTACTCCCACCAGCAACGGCACAATGTATTACTATATCAAAATGATGTTTGCTTTGAAAGAATTTAGACATAGCTACTAGGTCTGTTAGATCAAAGCTAGCTCTAGTAACTGCTGTTACAAAGTGTGTATCTCTTAAAGCATTGTGTAGGGTCTTACCAATGTATCCATTAGCTCCTGTAATTAATATTCTCATCGCTTTAAGTTTATATAAGTTGCTTTCTCTTTTGTTAAACTATACTCAAATGCTTTTTCTAACTCACTGTCGTTATCTGGCCAAAAACATACAACGTTATCAAATGCTAACATAATTTCACCATCATCTTCTGCCCAATGTGAAAATCCTAAGTAACCATAATCTTTATTTCTACCTCCACCAATAATATTAACTGGAATATTTTCATGATCTAAATAGTTACGAATCATTTCAAATGGTCTATAAATAGCAAATGGAGTAATTGAATACACATAAGGTATTTTACCTTCCATTGCTAATCCAATTCCAATACCCATCATAGCCATTTCAGATGAACCCACGTTATAGAATCTATCTGGGTATGTGTTTTTAATATTATCCCATAATCCATATCCTAAATCGCCTGTAATAAGATAAATATCTTTATTAGTAGCCATTTTATCAAATAGCAGTTTTGCAAATAATTTTCTAGTCATTGTTTGAATTTAAAACTTCGTTATAATTTTCTTCATTCATTACATGATAGTGAGCGTTTAATCCTTTTAAGAAAGAATATTGTTCTACTGAAGTATGATGTATTTGGATGCTAGGTAGGAAAGATTTAAGTCTTTCTTCCAGATATAAAGAATCAACTTCCATATAAGCAGCATATCCATTTACATTAACATGTACTTCAATATTATTTATTTTTTGCTCTACTATAGTTTTTAATGATTCCCAGATACTTCCTTCAGCAGCCTCTCCATCACTAATTAATACTTTAACTTTTCTATTAGGATTAGCTATAGCTCTACCTAATGCAATAGTTAAACCTAAACCTAATGATCCCGTAGAACAATAAATTCCGCTTTCTTCATCTCTATGAGGATGACCACCATGTTTAATAAATAAGGCCTCAGCATTTTGACCTTTATATTTTTCTAAACAAACATATAAAGCTAAAGCAGCGTGTCCTGAAGATAAAATGAATATATCATCTTCATTCATTTTAGAATAGATTTCATCTATAATATCAACACTAGAAAAATAACTTCCTAAATGCCCTAATTTATTTTTATAAGCAATTTCTGCTATTCGTTTTTTTAAATTCATTACCAAATAAATTTATTTTTATAATATTCTACTATAGCTGGAAGTTCTTTATCGAATTCAGCTTGAGGTTCCCATCCTAATGCTCTCAACTTAGAATCATCTAAAGCATATCTAACGTCTTGTCCTGCTCTAGAATATGTTAAATCAAGATAATTTTCTACATTATCTCCATTATGTGCTTTAATAACTTTAGAAACAGTATCATAATTTGATTGTTCAAATCCGCCTGCTATATTGTATATTTCATTTTGAACTCCTGCTTCAATAATTGTAATAATAGCTTGCGCTGTATCAGAAGCATGCAACCAATTTCTAATAGGTGTTCCGTTATTATGTAAAGGTATTTTTCTACCTAATTCTAGATATTTACAAGTTTTAGGAATTAATTTTTCAACATATTGACCTATACCATAATTGTTAGTTGGTCTAACAATAATATAAGGTAATTTATATGTTCTGCCCCAAGCTAACACTAACATATCTGCAGCTGCTTTAGTTGCTGAGTATGGGTTAGATGGTTTTAATAAATCTGTTTCTATGTGAGCGCCATTATCAATATCACCATACACCTCATCAGTACTAAAGTGTATTAATGTAGGTAATTTAGGAGATTCATGTCTATAATTTTTAATTAAATTAAGTAAATTATGAACACCATCAATATTAGAATGAACAAATGCATCACTATCAGCAATTGAATTACCAACATGTGTTTCAGCAGCTGTATTAATTATATAATCACATTCGTATAAGAATTTTATATCATTAATATCTTCATTTTCAAATTCAAAGTTATCATATTCATTAAATTCTATTAATAAATTAGTATTAGCAGCATATGTGCATTTATCAATACCTCTTACATGCCATCCTTGTTTCAAACATAATCTAGTAACATGTGAACCTATAAATCCTAAACACCCAGTTATATATACTATTTTCTTCATTATAATTGATTAATAAATTTATCTAATATTGTTTCTATATAATCCGTTTTTTCTTTTGTTATTACAGGTGATGTACCTAAGAAAAATGTATCTGTAGTTACTTTTCTAGCCACAGGATATTTTTCAATTACTTCTTTAGAATTAACTAAATGTGAATATCCAGGTTGTAACATAATATTACCTGCAAAGTAAGGACGTGTTTGTATTTTATGTGCTTCGAAGAACTGACATATATCAGAACGTTTAAATGGAGCTCCATCTTTAACTGTTACTGGAAATGCAAACCAATCAACATCAGCCCCTGGTTGTGCTTCATGTAAATGGAAATATTGTTTATACTTATTAAAAGCAGTAAATAAATTCTTATAATTTTCTCTACGTTTAATTCCTATTTCTTCTAATTTTTCCATTTGAACTAAACCCATTGATGCTTGTAATTCAATTGGTTTTACATTATATCCAATTTCCTCATAAACATATTTGTGATCAAATACATCATCTGGTAATGAAGGTAACCAATTATTAAAACGACAATCACATGCTCCGTTTTCTAATAAGTTTTGTTTACCAACACAATAACATCCTCTACCCCACTCTCTAAAACTACGAACAATGCGTTCATTATTTTGTGTATTCATTGCTACGAATCCACCTTCACCCATTGTCATATGGTGAGCTGGGTAGAATGAACAGCTAGCCATTTCACCAAATGATCCTAATGGTTTACCTTCAAATGTAGAACCTAAAGCATCACAACAATCCTCTAATAATATCAAATTGTATTTTTCAACAATTTCCATTAATCGATTCATGTTAGGTGGATTACCTAATACGTGAGCGAATGTTATAATTTTAGCATCAGGATTATCAATACAGGCTTGTTCAACTTGATCTAAATCGAGGTTTAATGTTTCAAGCTCGATATCAACGAATATAGGGACGAATCCAACTTGGATAATTGGTGCCATAGTAGTTGGGAAACCAGCTATTGGAGTAATTACTTTCGTTCCTTTAAGCAGATTATGACCGCGTTTAGAGGTCATAGCGGCCATCATTAATAGATTAGCGCTTGAACCACTATTAGTTAATAAACCATATTCCTTACCAAATAATTTAGGAAACTTACGCTCAAATTTAATTGCATCAGCACCTAATACTAACCACTCACCTAATAATGATCTAACAGCAGCAACATATTCTTGTGAATCAAAATATGGACCTGCATATTGAACCCAGTCTTTGCCTGCGGTCCACGACTTTTCAGAATGTTTCTTCTGAATATACTCATCTACTAATTTTAATATTTCTTGCATATACTAAATTTAACTAAAGAATTCTGAACAACCACATTGTTCTTTAAAGAATTTAATTGTATCATCATTAAACCAGTTAGTTTTAAAGTCATTAATTAATTCTCTAAATGACTCAATTGGTCGACCCCCTAACCCCTCTACAAAGTGAAAACATTTAATTTGTTTATGATCATGAGTATATAATTTATTATCATTAACATACCAATATCTAATTGGAGATGGTTGCCCATCATATTGAGGACCACATTTAGCTAATAATCCTTTTTTAATCATATCAGTACCAAATACACCTTTAGAACGAGCATTATATACTACTTTACTAGTTGGATATGGTGCATCTACAATTTTAACTTCATACGATTTATCAGTAAATGCTAATTCATTTAATCCACCTTGAATTGAGAAATGACAATAATGTTCAATACTCAAATCAATTACTTTTTTCAAAGCATCAGCACTGTTAAAGCAAGTTACATCAGCATTAACATTCATATGATCCATAATAATATTTCCATCAGGTAATGTTACTTGAGCTATAGGAGTAATCCAATGTTCTGTTCCATCTTGATTTGGATAATTTAATGATGCAAGTACTGGGGTGGTATTATCATCTAGAAATTCATCTAATCTATTACAAACAATAGTATCAGTTCCTAATACAATTATTTTTTCATAGTTATATTTTTTCATTATTTCATAAGCATAAATGAATTGCATTAGAAATGTTTCGGGAGCAAATTCATAATACTCTAACATTTTATTATACTCTTCTTGATTAGTATAATCGATTTGATGGTAATCACATTCATTACCATTATGTGCTAAGAAACTATTTTTAACGTTTTTAGCTAATTCATCGTATCTGTCGTCAGTATAATATACTACACAACCTACTTTTTTACTCATATACTATTATTTATTAAACTTGTGTCTTTAGGTAATGTTTTCTTTTGTTCTTCGGACATTGTTATAGGCTCAGCTACAAGTCCGTTTTTAATATACAAATCATATAATGACATCCTTTCAGAAGATATATGAACTATTTTTTCTTCGTTTTTAAAGATATTATTAATTATCTTTCCTACAACTTCGTTTAGAAAGTATCTAGAACAATATTGATCAGTAAATACTTTAGGATATATTTGTCTGATAAATGGTGCTCTTATAATCTGGTAGTTTGGAGCTGTTGAAACAATATATTCAGATGCTGCTTTTGTTTTGCCATAAACATTAATAGGATCTAACTTATCGTTAATAGTATAGTTACCTTTATCTCCACTAAACACATATTCAGAAGAAATATAAACTAATTTACAATTTAAATTTAAACAAGCTTTAACTATATTAGCAGTACCTATAACATTAACATCAATTGCTTTTTTAATATCATTTTCACATCCAAACGTATCTACAAATGCTGCTAAATGAATAATATAATCTGGTTTAAAGATAGATATTACTTTATTTAGTTTTTGTTCATCTAGAATATTACAAAATGTGTTGCTTGGTGCAAACACATCGGCTCCAAGAGATATATATTTTACTAACTCTTTACCTAAGTATCCACTACCTCCTGTTACAAATATTTTCATTATTTAATATAAGCTGTTAAATTATGATTTCTATGTATTTTACCTGTTCCTGGATTTAGTGAATCTTCATATACTAATGTATAATTAGGATTAATTTCTAGTAATTTTTCTTTTACTTTTTCACCATTACCAAAATAATTAGGCATATCATCTACTATAATAGTATGTGTTTTAATTGGATGATTTTTTAATATCTCTAATTCTTTCCATAATGGATCTCCATTATTAAAATGTCCGTCTAAAAATATTAAAGATGGTTCCTTAATTAATTCGAGCATTTCTTCCATTCGTTCATTTGAATCACCTAAAAATAAATGTACTTTATTTTTTTCAATTTCATCCTTAAAACGTTCAACACATCCTTCATAAAATTCCGGTAATATTTCAATTGATATTACTTCCTCAAACCCCATATTTAAAGCATTTTGAACACCATCTCCTTTATGAGTACCTGTTTCAAAAAATAATTTATGATTGCCTTTATATTTTTTAAATAGTTGATCATAAGATAATACTTTATCTTCTATATTGTTAAATTCAACTAATGTTTTAATCATTGTTTTAAAACGACCAAATAAATCACCATAATATTTAGCTAATTCGCTATTGTAATCTATTGCTTCTTTTCTTTCAGCATAGAATTCAGGTGTTAATTTATTTACAGCCTCAATAATTTGATCTTCATTTTCACAATAAATAAATCCATCTGGGTTGTAACCTAATTCTTCTAGATTGGGACAACCCCAATAGATAGGAAATGTTTTAGAAATAAAAGCATCAATAATTTTTTCAGTATGATAATTTCTATTTGATGAGTTTTCAATTGCAATAGTAAACATACTTTCCCATAATACCTTCTTACCATACATGTCTGTTACAGTATGATGACCATTATTATAATCATAATCAGGTAAAGTATAATGCCATTGTTTAGGAATAGTAATTTCATTTTCACGTTTATATAATCTGTGTCTTAAATGATGACCCTCAATTCTTTGTTTACCACCACATAAAAATGATACTTCAAATCGTTTTTGAATATTATCTACATTATCAACATATTCCTTATCTAACCAAGTAATACCCATTGGAAAGAATAAAGCATTAGAACAATTATCTAATATCTCTTGTCCACCTGTTAATATACAACTAAATGAATGGTGATTTTGAAGTGCCCAATCATGAATACCAAATAATTGATTTGGTTCTAATACCATTAAAATATTAAATGGATTAAATTCAAGCTGTTCTGAGGTTACACTAGGGTAATCATTAAACACAGAAATAGGTTTATTGATTAATTCAGGTATATTAACGGCTGCTTCAAGTTCATTCTGTGGAATAAAATTAGAATATATTTTAAGCATCTATTTTATAGTTAAAGTTTTCTAAGTATTTGTTGAATATTTTATTTATTACTTCTTCATCAATTTCAAAGTAAGGAGAAGTTGAAACCATATCAAATATCGATTTTATACGATATGCAATCATTTCTTCATCATCTATCTTTACATTTGAATCTATGACTGATATTTTATCTTTCCAAACTAATGGTAGATCATTTAGTGTAAATTTATAATCAGTTCCTGATGTATTATAAGCGTAGTAATTATTATTTTTTAGGTTAATGTTAGTCCATCCTTCTATATAATCATCATATCCATATCTAATTTTAATATCATTTTCAAAGAACCCAATTGGTATATCAATTGCAGGACATTGATTATTATCTATAATTGGTTGTACATGTTGGTAACCATCAAAATGTCTACATAGTTCCTTAAGTGGTACTATTACTTTATGCATAGGCATAGGCTTAATTTCAGCTAATCCAATTCCAAAGAAATCAGGTCTACCTAATTTAATATGATTAAATTCACCTTCAAACCACCATCTACGGTATAATTCTTTAGTTATAATCTGAATACTATCAAAATTAATAGATTCAAATGAAATATGGTTATTGTGAATAGTGTATTTAGGGTTACTCTTAGCTGTCCTTATATTTTCAGGAAAATGAGAGAATTGTAATGAACATAATTCTTCATCTTTTATTTTATTAACTAATTCAGCTAAATAATCTTTGGATGAATCAAAGAATATATGGTCATGATTACAATAATACCAGATTAAGTTATCATCCAATAATTCATAATCTTGTTTCCAATCATTTTGATATTCACTTCTCTGCCAAGTTAAAACTAAATTAAATTGGCTAAAGTTATCTCTAATAAATTGTTCTAATTCATCTTGTCTATGTTTATAACAATCGTCTAATGATATTTTTAATATCACTTTACTCCAATTATAAGCAATAGCTAAACTAGATAATGAATATTTAAATATATCTAAATTGTTAAAGGATTTTAAATTATCTCTAACTACATTTCCTTTTCCAAATGGTTTTGCTTCAGTAATGAATGTGTTACAGAATAATATCATTGATACCTTTATTACGTTCTATATTAATAGCGAATGCTGTTTCTTGTCCACTAGGCTTATTATCATTAATTACAATTCTAGGTCCACCACCTATACCCATAATTAAATGATCATAAAATATACCTAATTCAGCTAATTGTCTTTCAGTAGCAACTCGCATTGATTCTCTTCTACCTGTAATTAGAATTATATTATAACCTTTAGTATCCCATTCAGATAATTTTTCAATGGTGCCTGGTAGTAATTCTAGTAGGTTGTTTGGTGATGTGTTTTTAGTTGGAATATTATGTTTAACTAATGTTCCATCTATATCACATATAATTGTTTTTGGGCGGGTATCCATATAACTGATTTAATTTTCTCGTAACGTTTAATTTTATTTTTTCATCTATACCTGGAAATTGTGATTTTATTTCTAAGATAAATTCAGGGTAAGATAAAACATAATGACCACAAATTTTGATTAGTTGTTCTTTATTATAGTAAGGATCAAATCCAGGATTAACCCATTTTACCCATTTTTTAGAATCATAGCATATTTGCCAAAATTTATCAAATGTTTTATCATCTTTAATTTCACTAAGATAAGTTAAAGTTTCTATTAATCCAAATTCAGGAGCAATGTTTATACAATCTAATCCTAAATCAAATTTTTCTTTAATTACTTCTACAGGAATATAGTCACCATTATGTTCTTTAGAAATTAAATTATAACGTTTAGCTACTTTAATCATTTCTTTTAAACGCTCAGCATCATAATTACCTGTTTGATTAGTACCTTTAAGTGATGTACCTGATTGGATAACTAAATATCTTATATGTTCATATATTTCTTTAGGTAAAGCAGACCACAAATCTATTACTAGTTGATCTAATTCTTCTGCCTCAAATGGTCTAATTGCTTCTTCAGTACCAACCTCAAATATTAATTTAGGGTTAATGGAATAAGCAAACTTAATCATTTCAATTGTTTGTTCTAATCCATCGGCATATCTAGGATATTTCTTCCAAGGATCAATATGAATTAAATCAAAATATTTAGCATCATAAGCTAATGATTCAAATCCATCATCATCATTATTACCTTGTCCAGGACCACCATGATCACGTTGTAGTGGTAATGTAGTAACATAGTTACTAAATTCTTCTGTAGTCCAATTATTTACATATCCTCCATTCCATTCTACTTGACGACGTGAAGGAATTAATCCTATAGTATTACCGGTATTAGAACAGAATTCAACTATAGCATCTACAATGTTTTTAGACATTGGTCCAATAAAATACTTTATATCATCCATTTTGTATAAATTTTATATTGTTCTTCAGCTTGTAAATCAGCTATTGCTCTACCTTGTCCTTCAACAAATGGTCTACCATCAATTAATGTTCCTTTTACTTGTACATCTACAGGTGTAGCGTTAAATACAGTACCTTCTAAATAGGATACTTTATCCCATTCCGCTCTAAGAATAAATCTGCAAGGTATATTTAACTGGATACAAGCATATTCTACTGCTTTACCAAACCCTCCATTACCTAAAATAAATAATTGTTCTGGTTTAGTTGATGATGAAAAGTAATTATATACCCCCATCCAATCAGTATTATATGCTTTTAAAAATCCATTACTGTTTACTACAGTATTGGCGGCACCAATTACTCTAGCAGGAAAATCTACATCATTAACATAATCTAATACCTCTACTTTAAATGGCATACTAACTGCAAAACCTGCAAAATCTAATGTTTTAGCTGCTATAACCGAGTTTCTGATATTATCTGAATAGAATGATTTGTAAATAGCATTTATGCCATTTTCTTGGAATTTATTATTAAAGAATATACAGCCATTATTCCCCGGATTAGAGGAAAATGAGCCGTATATCTTTGTATCTTTATTTATAGTGTTCACTTAATAATTCGATTGCTTTAAACCATAACATTTTTCCAAATTTCTCATCATGTAATGGAGACATGTTTAAAAATATTATAGCGGTTATTAATTTTACTTTATTTAAATCAAATCCATTTTCAACTAACCAATCTTTATAGTGATCTCTAAATTCATGTAGATCTTCACTAACATAGTAATCATAATTAACTATTGTAGAACCTTCATAAAATTCAATAGCATCTTCTTTCTTCATCATATTATAAGGAATAATACTACCACCATATAATTTAGCTAAATCATAGTAAATATCACCACCTTTTGTTGACCCTCCAAATGATTCTCTCCAATCAATATAAGTAAATTTGTGTGTACGATTATCCCAGATTATATTATCAAATTGTAAATCACCATGAAATAATGTATACATTGGATTATCATAAAATATATTTGTATCATGTTGTTCTAATATAGAATTCATTGATTTATATTTCTTACCATTGATAGTATATTCTTGATCAAAATATTCAAATCCAAATCTATCTAAAAAAGCCATTAAACGCTCTTTAGTTTTAATGCCATAAAATTTATCAAATAATTCTTTATCACCATAGTATTTATCACTTCTAATAATATTAGATTTCAACTTATCTAAAAATTTATTATAAACATAACTTGAATCATGATAATATAATGTATTGCCATATTCCCAATTATAACCAATAAAATTATCTGTTGATGTAAATCCTGAAGGTATTAATTCTTTTAATATTTTAGCACGTTCTGCTTTATTTTTATTAATGTCTTTATTAGGGGTAAATTTAATAAATTTATCTGCTTTATAAGTAATTTCATCTGTTACTTTATACAATGATAAAGGATTATCGTTAAAATATTCTTTAGTTCTGTTTAAATCATCTAAATTACCTGTATCTAACCATTTTAAATGCTTAGCTTTAAAACCAGGATATTTAGATATATTTTCAAATGCAGATACTATTTCTCCATTTTTCATATTAGCCTCTAATTCACTCCAAAACACATCAAAATCCCAAATACTAGCTAATCCGATAAAAGCATTATCATAACCTTCAGTACTTTTATTTACAAATGATAATACATTATCATCTTTATCTAATTGTGCTGTAGAATATTTTTCAGGATAAGCTGTAGGATAAACACCTATCCAGTTACCATCTAAGTGAGGCATTTTAGAATCAATAATACAATCCGCTACTACAAAGTAAAATGGGCGTTGTAAGTATTGTTTACATTGTAGTGATGAATAACCAGGACCTGATCCTTCACCTTCATACTTGTTAACATCAACAAAATAAAAATTATGTTCTGGATAAGCTAATTGGCAATATTGTTGTAATTCTTCACCTTTATAGCCTAAACAAACTACAAAGTCGTATTCCTTAGGAAATTTATCTATAATATAAGATATAATAGCTTTGTTATCAATTGGTAACATTGCTTTATTTATATTTTTAGTTAAATTACCTAAACGAGAACCTAATCCAGCAGCTAATATTAGTACAGCTGGTGTTTTATGTTCAGCTTCTACTTTACCATCTGCTCTATGAAATTCATCATCTATTCTAACAACATCATCTACGTGTGGTGTAGATACCTCTTGTAAAATAATATCTGTAATAGCTATTACTCTATGTTTTTTAGGAGGTGTTACATTAAAGAACTCTCCACCTTTCATTATTTTCTTTTCAACTACACCTTCATCATTTTCTAACCATACTTCAGCTTCACCTGAAATGATATAGTTAGTTTCTTTTTTAAAGTTATGATATTGAAATGATGTTTTATAGCCAGCGTTGATATAAATTCTCTTATAGCAATAAGCATCATTTAACTCAAGCCATTCTTCCTTACCCCAAGGTTTATGAACTACTTTATACATTATTGTTTATTTACTTGTTTATTAATCCATTCATAAGTGTGAACAAGACCTTCATATAATGGGTAATTTGGAACCCAATCTAATTTTTCTTCAATTAGTTTATTATCTGAATTTCTACCTCTAACCCCTGTAAATCCAGGTATGTTTTTGATAGTGATGTTTTTACCACTAATATCAATTGCATATTGAGCTAATTGATTAATAGTAACCATTTCTTCACTACCAAGATTAACTGGACCTTCAAAATCAGAACGCATTAATTTTAAAATACCATTCACACACTCGTCAATATATAAAAATGATCTTGTTTGTAAACCATCACCCCATACTTCAATTTCTCCACCATCTGGTGTTTCAGCTACTTTACGGCACATTGCTGCTGGTGCTTTTTCTTTTCCACCTGTCCAAGTACCTTCTGGTCCAAATATATTATGAAAACGAGCTACACGAACATCCAAATTATAATTACGTTTAAAAGCTAAATATAAACGTTCACTAAATAATTTTTCCCAACCATATTCAGAATCTGGGTTTGCAGGATATGCACTTGATTCTTCACAATTAGGATTATTAGGATCTAACTGATTATGTTCTGGATACATACATGCTGAGGAACTATAAAATACTCGCTTAACTGATTGTTTAGTTGCTTCATGAGCAACATTTAAATTAATTAATGCAGAATTATGCATTACGTTAGCATCATTGTTGCCTGTAAAAATATATCCAGCTCCTCCCATATCTGCTGCTAATTGATATACTTCATCAAATGAATTTATTTTATCATCTAATGAAGTTTGATTTGGAGCAAACATAACTTTAGATACTATTAATGGATCTCTAAGATCACCAATAATAAAATCATCTGCTGCTGTTTCCCAATATTCAGGATATTTTAAATCTACTCCTCTAACCCAAAATCCTTCTGATTTTAATCTTTTAACTAAATGGCTTCCTATAAAACCACCTGCTCCTAATACTAATGCTGTTTTCATATTGTATTATAATAATTGTTTTGTTTTTCTTGTCTTTCTATTGTTTTAGGATGATAAATACACATCTCATCTAATGGTGGAAAATTAGTGTATAAATTATAACCATCTAATCTTTCATGAACTTTATTTATCCATTTAATTTTTGAATTATTACGATATACTCTAGTTTGATGGTCAGGAAAATTAACTCTACCATGATCAACTTTCCATCCCCACTTTTTAATATGTTCTTCTGTTAAACCCTCTACTGTATTAATTCGAGGAACTAAAAACATGTCGACTTCAGGATTTGTTTCTAAAATTGAATGAATATTTTCTAATAACCAAGAATCTAAAATTTCATCAGCATCTAACTGAAAAATAAAATCGCAAATACAGTGTTTATTTAAATTATTTTTAAAAGATGCAAAGTCATTATTTAATCCAAATTCAATCGTTTTAACGCGTTTATTATAGTTTTTAACTACATTTTTAACGGCATCTGTTGCTGTAATATCTAATTGAACTACTATTTCGTCTGTTGGTAGAATAGATTGAGTTAATTGGTATAATAATCTATCTAATTCAATATGTTCGTTATGAGCACAAACGGCGTATGAAATTGAAATCATGAACTTTTTATTTTTTTTAAATATAATAAATTATTTTGACATTTCAAAATAACCTATATATTCTAAGGCGTCCATAAACTCGAGTTCTCCAAATTCTTGTTTTGTAGACATATCTGCTTTATTGTCTTTAGATTTAACAGCTGACCATTTCCAATCGTCTGCTGTTGTACCTTCTGCAAATACCATTGAATTATCTGGAAGTACGACACTATTTGGATACCAATATTTTCCTGAAATGTCTTTGAAGCGTAATGCTTTATATAATTCGGGAAGTGTTTCTTCCATGGTTTCAACATTTTCTTCTACGATTGTGGTGTTTGCGGTTTTGCCACAGGTCATACAAATCCAAATAGTAACTATTTCGTTTGAAATTTCACTACAAGCATTTGACCCACAACATGGACAAATAACTAGTTGTTCACTTAATGATGACATAATTTATATTTTTTATATTGTAAGTATTTGTTTGATATGTAAATATTATATTTCCTATATTATCCATTATTCTATACGTTTAATTTTGGGTAATTCGATACGCTTTAAAGAGGGTAGCTTTAATTGAACAGGCTTCGGTACTTTACTATCTAATATAGTAAGTAATTTTTCACTCATTTTTTCTAAACTAAATTCAGTTTTTGAATGATGCGCTTGACGTTTAGCTTTATCAGTGTATTTTTTATAATTTTTAAATACATCCTCTAATGCTTTAGATGCTTCTTTATCGTTAACTGTAAACCAAGCTGATTCAGGTAATATCATATTTTGAATAACAGCAGATGGGTGAATTGGAGTTAACATACCTGGAAGTAATGTTGAGAATTCTGATAAGAAATCAACATGTCCACTCCAATTTGGTGCTATTACTGGTTTCTGTGATGTTGTGAATTCTAGTAATGGTCTTCCATATCCTTCACCCTTAGTAAACGATACAAATGCTTTAATTTTAGGATGATTATATAACTCATTTATATCCTCATCACTAAATTCACCATGAATTAAATATACTGGTGGTAAATCACCTCCTATATATTGTTGAATAGCTCTAATTTTATCTAACATTTCATCTCTATCCATTATAGATGGTGTTGCTGATTGTGTTTTTAATATTAGAGCAGGTGGTTTAATTTTATCTCGGAATGTTTCTAAGAATATTCTAAGTAATCCAGATACATTTTTTCTATCTTCGTTTAAATCACCTTGTAACCAATGTCCTAAATATAGAAATGCATAATCTTCAGGTATTTCGTTTATAAATTCATATAAATCAATATTATTGAATTTATCAATTTTATTGTATATGTCTGTATTTACACCTTCAAATAATACTTCTACTGGTGTTTTTAATTCTACTATACTTTCTATTTGTTGTGTTTGACTATTACGTTTTTCAAATTTAGAATTTTGAAATACTGTTTTAGTATGTTCAGATGATACTAATACTAAATCAGCATTATTACATCCTTCAATCCAACTAGGATCACATATTGTAGTTTCAATACCTGCTGTAATTAATATATTAAATTTACCAATACGTTGCATTTCATTTGGAACAGTAATTTGAATCCAAACATCAGGTTGTTTAGGTAGTTGAGGAACAGCTAAAATACAATCTTTTATTAATTTATGGTCTGGATTTGAATCTTTAAGAAATCCATATGGTGTAGAACCCCATCGTTGTGATAGGATTTTTACATCATATTTTTCTGATTTGATAATAGATAATGCTATGTCGCGTGAGCGGGCTCCGTAGCCGCTGAAAGTTTCACAAGGAGCACTTATAACTAATAATGGTTTCATATTATTTTGAGATAACGTGTTGGACAAAATGTTTTGGTTGTTTTAATGGTTCTACAGGTATAAATTCAAAATCATGTCTTGGCTGCCATTTATCAAATGTTTCTTCAACACCATCAATAATGTTTTTACACATATTTTTAGCAGTCATCATTGATTCATCTGAAGTTACCCATTCACGAGCAGCTTTACATGCCTTTTGATAATCTTCAGTATTAAACATTTTATCGTTATAAACTTCATTTATTACTTTAGCAACATCAAGTGGTTCAACTCTATCATCAAAAATATAAGGTGTTGGAATAGAACCTACTAATGAGAAATTAGATGGAAATACTGGGTAAGCCCAAATACCACACTTTTTATATTTGCCTCTATGATTAGAACCAAATTCTTCAGTAAATTTAATCCAATCACCATTTTCGTCTTCAAAACGCATCTGATCCTGCATACCACCTGTTACTGTAGCAATGATTGGTTTACCACACATCATTCCTTCAGTTAATGATAATCCCCAACCTTCGTTTGAACTTATTAACGTTACAGCATCTACTGCGTTGTAAAGTAAATTCATTACGTTTGCTGGTTGTCTACTTTGGTCGAATAAAATTTGATATTTTTCATTATAACCAAATAACATTTCACTTACTGCTTTTAAATCAGTACCGTTTTCATCTACTATTTGTGTGTGAAGTACCAAAGCACATCTTTTAGCTTTTTCTTCAGGTAAAGCATCAACAAATACTTTCCAGGCCAACAATAAGTCAGATACTGATTTACGCCTAATATTGCGAGCATTATACAATAAAGTAAAATCATATTCTTTATTATTAAATAATTGTCTTTTGAATTCTTTTAATGTTAAGTATTCTAAATGTTCTGATGTTATAGGAAAAAATACTTCTTCATTAATACCATGAGGAACATATTTAATTACTTTTTCATCTGCAACCTCAGAACCCAATACTGCTCTATTTAAATTTTCTGTTTGTTTACTAATAGCTAATAAACCATCACATGATTCATAATATGATTTATTATACATTGGATAAGGTAAATCATCCCAAATATTTAAATAAATAATAGGCATTTGTTTTCTTATTTCATGTTCCATTTGAAATAACCAAATCCAATATCTTGGATCAGTAAACATCATTAATGCGTCTGGTTTTTCTAATTGAATTATTTGTCTTACAAGTTCAGGAGAACCGTATCCATCTATTGGGTATAAAAATACACTAGCATCTTCAATACCTGCTATTTTATTAGTATCAGCATTTAAATCGAGTCGTTGACCTTTATCAGGATGTGTAATAGCACCTCCTAAATTAACCCAATTAAAATGATGTGCTGTTCCTAATACCATCTCTCTAGCCATAGTACTAATACCAGAGGTCATACGAATATCATCGCATAAAAGGAGTATTTTTTTTCTTTGATCTTTTGGTATGTAACCTTCTTTTAACATAACGTTATTTTGTTGTTTTATAATTTACCTGTTATTTCTGTATCTAATTGGTTGTGTATTTGTTTTTTAAATTCTTCGTTGGTTAAATATAGATACATTGCTCGTTCAGTTAATTTTTGAGTACTGAACTTGTTCCGGACGCAAGATAATTTGAATTCTTCAAATAAATCTTCGGGAATTTTTACACTTGTTAATTGCATTTTTGCTTTCATAATTATATTGTTTTGTATATAAATATATAACAATTATGAAAGAACATTCTTTTTATCACATAATGTAATATCATCTCTGTAAGGACACCATTTGCAACTACTTTCTCCAACATTCTTAATATATGATTTTATTTGAGGTTTTCCAAACTCGTCGAACGAATTTTTTATAAAATCATTAAAAACAGTTAAGCATTTATTCATTTTATTAGTTCCGCTAGGTGGTACTACATTTTGTACTCTAGGTTGAGGATATTCACTTTTTTCCCAAATTTTTCTTTTCAAAATTACAAATTTTACTTCTATATTTTCTATAGGAAAATCATATTGTTTTGAAAAATAATGTTTGTATAAAAGTAATTGATATTGTTTTATTTCATCTTTTTTCTGTTCATCACTCCAAGATGATTTTGATGTTTTAAAATCCCATATTTGAACTTTATTTGTATCAACATCATAAAACACTACATCAATAAATCCTTTTAAAAATATATTATTAGATACTTTTATTAGTAAAGGTAATTCAATATCTAATAATTTTACACCTTTAGTAGTAAATATCTTTTTTCTATTCTTTTTAACATAATTTAAAAGATTAACAGCATCTTCATAAAACTCACCCATTTCTGTTGGAGTAGAAAAATGAGAACCTACTTTTTTATATTCCTCAGTATACAATTCAGAAAATTTATTTTGAAATATTTCATGTAAGTCCATTCTATCAGCTGCAGCTCCACTTAAAACATACATGTTATCAACATATTCTTGAATAGTTTCATGTATTGCTGTTCCGAAAACTGTATGTATAGTTGCTTGATATGGTTGTTTATTTTCTACATAAGTTAAATACCACTGGTGTGGACATTTTGTATAAATACTAAACTGACTATATGATACTGTTTTATGAAAAGCATGATTTAATTCTGGAGGTGTATGGTTTTTGAGTTTTAATTCAATTTCTGTCAGCTTTTGTTTGGCCATATATTTCTCTTATTTTAGCTCCTAATTCAGCATCGTTGGGATATGTTTTGACTAAATCTTGTACTGCTTGTTTTTGTGTAATAATTTTTTTACAGTACTGAGCTGCATCTAATAGTTCTTCATAAAGATGTTGAGTAAATTCGTCGTGATTATTTTGTTCAAGTGTTGTTGAATATTTATTATATCCGAGTTCTGCTCTGTCAGATAAGTCTACTATAACTGATTTGGTAATATCGTCTTTTATTGTATTACTCATGTTCCTTTAATTTGTGTTGTAATGTTTTTAACTTCATCTTCAGAAAGCATGTCTATATATTCTTTAGCTTCTTTTTTACCAACTTCAAAATATATTTGAATAGCTTCTATTTGATCTAAATCGTATTCTTTTTTATTAGTAGGTTTAAGATACTTAAGATACTTATATTGTTTAGGTAGTAAGTCTTTATATAAATTATAAAGATGTTCACCTTTCATCTGCCAAGTATTCTTTTGTATTACATTTACTACTTCACAATAATCATGATCCATTGATAATATTTTGTTACACATCCAATTATTGAAAGTTTGTTGTTCTTCTTCAGAAATATCTTTCCATTTATCTTTAGTAAGAGTTATTCTTTTTATAAGATTAAATATATTAGCCATTATTAAATTTAATTATTTTTATATTCCCATATAAACCCATAAGCTGTTTTTTGTTTTTTAAGACAACAAGCAGATATATTTGAAGTAGGATATTTTAATTCTTTTTGTATTTGTGTAAAACTATTCCATTCTTTTATTATAACTCCATTTTTAGATTTTTGAATTACTTTTACTGCATTTCCATGATCTTTATTATTATATCCTGGAAATATCTTATTATAATTCCAAACAAATCCATGAGATTTGTTAGTTTTTTTACTTAAGTTGTCTTTAATACCTTTTCCAAAATTAAATTCAGCTTCTGTAATAGAATTCCATTCTTTAACAAATTCTCCATTTAATGTAAATTGATATATTTTAATAGAAGTATTTTTACTTATAAGTTGTTTTATAGCATCTGTTCTTTCATATTTTCCACTTTTTCCTTTAACAGCTTTAGATATTTTCTTTTTAGTTTTTTCACTTATTTTTCCTTTAGCATTTCCTAATTTTAAATTTA